TCAAAGTTTTTACAGAGTTTGTAATTTATAAATAAACATAGACAACGCTTAAGCATAACGGAGTTCAAACAAATGGCTGAGACCTCACTCGATAAAGAGTTAGATAACATGGAGCAAGTGACCGAAGGTTCCAACGCAGTTACCAAAGATGCAAAACCTGGTGAGAAGATCGATACTTCTAAAGGTGGCGCAGAGAAGGTAGTTGATGTTACTTCGGATTCGATGGAAGGTGCCAAGGGCACTAAAAACGCTGGCGCATCTGCTGCTCGTAAAGTAAGCAAAGCACCTGTTCCTTCCACCAAGCCCAGTGACGCATCCGCTAAAATGGAGGAAACGGAAGATGGCGAAGAGACCCTCGCTGAAACCGAGTACGACTTTACTGAGGATGTTGACGCTCTTGTCGCTGGTGAAGAACTCAGCGAAGAGTTCCGTGCAAAAGCAGCAACAATCTTTGAAGCAGCAGTAACCTCTAAGGTTAATGCTGAAGTTGCAGCGTTGCAAGAAGCATTTGAAGCTACTCTGACTGAAGAAGTCGAGAAGGTTCAAACAGAATTGGCCGAGAAGGTAGACGACTATCTGACTTATGCCGCCGAAACCTGGATGAAGGAGAATGCTCTCCAGATCGAGCATGGCATTAAGACCGAGATGGCAGAGTCGTTCTTCAACGGCCTCAAAGGTCTCTTCTTGGAGCACAACTTTAGTGTGCCCGAGGAGAAATTCAACCTGCTCGATGGCATGGTTGAAGAAATTGATGATATGGAAGCTAAGCTCAACGAACAAATCGACACTAATATCGCTCTGAACAAGCGTATTGGTGAGTTTGTTAAAATGGAAATTGTGAACGAATGCGCTACTGGTCTTGCTGAAACCCAAAAGGAGAAGCTTGCGTCTTTAGCAGAGGGTGTTGAGTTTGAAACTGAAGAAGATTTTCGTAAGAAGATCGAAACGATCAAGGAATCGTACTTCACACGTAAGGCTGAACTTGCAGAATCTGTAAGCGAACCCACCGAAGAAGCATCCGAACCCCTTGTCGAAAGCACAGTTAGCGGCTCGATGTCGAAGTATGTCGATGCTCTCGCTCGCTGGTCCAAATAATTGTAAACCCTAACTACTTACTTTCGGAGAACAAAATGTCTATCAAGAACCTCCAAGAGAAGTGGGCACCCGTCTTGAATCACGAATCTTGCCCCGAGATTGCTGATTCCCATAAGCGCGGCGTCGTTGCACAACTCTTAGAAAACCAAGAAAAAGCACAAATCGAAGAGGCTTCCATCCTTTCGGAAACCCTTCAAACAACTGGCTACACACAAGCATCTAGCGATACTGGTCCTGTTGCAGGTTTCGACCCTGTACTGATCAGCCTGATCCGTCGCTCCATGCCCCAACTGATCGCTTACGATATCGCAGGCGTTCAGCCCATGACTGGTCCTACTGGACTGATCTTCGCAATGCGTACCAACTATGGCGCAGAGCGTAACCCCGCAGCAGCTGGCTATGATGAAGCATTCTTCAACGAGCCCAACGCTGGTTTCTCTGGTGGTGGCGGCACCTCCTACGATCCTGGCGCTTCTGGTTCTGCTAACAACGATGCTGAAGGCACCAACCCTGCTCTCCTGAATGACAGCCCCGCTGGCACTTATGAGCAAGCAGACGATGCAACTGGCATGACCACTGCAACCGTTGAAGGTCTCGATGACGCTACTGGCGGATCCGAGTTCCGTGAGATGGGTTTCTCGATCGAGAAGGTCACCGTCACCGCTCGTGCTCGTGCCCTGACGGCAGAATACAGCTTAGAGCTGGCACAGGACCTCAAGGCGATCCATGGTCTGGACGCTGAGCAGGAGCTGAGCAACATCCTCAGCACTGAGATCCTTGCTGAAATCAACCGCGAAGTTGTTCGTACCATCTACACCAACGCTGTTGCTGGTGCTCAGAACAACACTGCTAACGCTGGTATCTTCGACCTGGACGTTGACTCCAATGGTCGTTGGTCGGTTGAGAAGTTCAAAGGTCTCCTGTTCCAGATCGAGCGTGACGCAAACGCAATCGGTCAGCAAACTCGTCGTGGCAAGGGTAACATCCTGATCTGCTCCGCTGACGTTGCTTCGGCACTCGGCATGGCAGGCGTTCTGGATTACACCCCCGCTCTGGCTGGTAACAATGGTCTCGCAGGCGTTGATGATACCTCCAGCACCCTGGTTGGTACTCTGAACGGCAAGATTAAGGTCTATGTTGATCCTTACTCTGCAAACGTTGCTGACAAGCACTTCTACGTTGCAGGTTATAAGGGTACTTCTCCTTATGACGCTGGTCTGTTCTATTGCCCTTACGTTCCTCTCCAGCAGGTTCGTGCAATCAACCCCAACACCTTCCAGCCTAAGATCGGCTTCAAGACCCGCTACGGCATGGTCTCGAACCCCTTCTCCCAAGGTCTGACCCAAGGTTCTGGCGCTCTGACTGCAAACAGCAACCGCTACTATCGTCGCGTACAGGTTGCAAACCTCATGTGATATTGGTTCACATATTTCACAGAGACCCTACGGGGTCTCTTTTTTTGTACATATATAATATGTCCGTGTGAAGGAAGTGATGGGGGATTTAGGTCCCCCATTTTTTAATGCTAAATAATTTCATACTGGATCTTTCATCATGGACTATAAACCATATTCCCCAGAGTGGCATCGAAAAAGATATTTAAAAGAGGCACTTGACAAATATCTTGACGATTACATTGAGAACGATATAATCATGAGTGATATTCTCAGTATTATCTGTGAACGGCAAGACCGAGCACATGCAGAATATCACAAACTAGAAGATCTAGAATTAAAACTGCGGGACTAATATGTTATCTACTCAATACAGACTCCGACTGGAATTCATCTGTAAGAAGATCGCAAACAACGAAGAAGTAAAACTAGAAGATATGATTTGGGCAGAAAAAATTGCCAAGTCATACACAACTGCTAGAGACTGGTTAAACAAGGCACGCCGTCAATCCAATGGAATTGAAGAGGGTAGTATGGACGATTTTATGAATAGGATGGGACTAGGTGACCCCGACCCATCCAATCATAGAACGGGGTTCAGTGGTGCTGATGAAATTGTAGACTGGTTTCAAAGAGACAAACCTGATGATTGGAGACAACGTGACTGAATTTGAAAAGATCACTCCCGAGACATACGAAAAAATGAATAAAGAGTTTGAAGAGGATGGTCTTGCCTTCCGAATCAACGTGCCCACCCAAAAACAAATCGACGACTGGAAAAATGCAAGCAGTAATTTACAGCAACGGCAATCAAGAATGTGAACGCGCTAAAATCCTGCTAGAAAAACTAAACTTTCAAATTCAAGTATATAGACTAAATCAGCACTTTTCACAGAAAGGTTTTGATAAAGAGTTTGGTTCTGAAGCAGAATATCCTCAAATCAACATTGGATTCAAACACGTTGGTGGATTGAAAGATACTCTGAAGTATTTTAAGAATGAGGGAGTGATTAACTAAATAGTAAAAAACCCCAATGGCAAACTGGTACGACGATCAACTAACGAACAGAAATTTTCTGTCGCCTATTGGATTTGTTTTCCTTTTGAACAAGGCAAACAAGGTTTCGTTCTTGTGCCAGAAAGCAGAGATTCCTACAGTAGAACTGGGTGACGTACAAATTCCAACTAGAGGATTAGTACCCATCCCAGTTGAGGGTAATATGAGATACAATGATTTTAGTATCGAATTTATTGTAGATGAGAATCTAGAGAACTACATGCAGATTCATAATTGGATGCGTGCTCTAGGTACTCCACAAGAGTTTAAAGAAAGAAAAGTGTGGCGAGAGAAGTATGCAGATCAACCATCAGAGGATCCTAGATTCTCCGATGCTACTCTTCAGGTCCTCAACAATAACAATATCGCCAACTTTGATGTAGTGTTCAAAGATCTCTTCCCAGTATCACTAACAACTCTGTCGTTTGACGTTACTGGAAACGATAATGATTATTTCACAGCAACTGCAACTTTCAAGTATACTCTATATGAAATCAGAAATGTCAACAGCAGCACTAGAAGATGATAGAATGGAAGCAATATGTTCTAGATCATTGGGTCATTACACCTGAAGAAAGAAAACTTTTGAAGGAAGGACCCAAGAGTTTAGCACAAGCATGGCATCTCCAAGCACTTAAGTATCGTTATGAATCTACAAAACCTACAAGAAATGTGGAAGACTGATTCCGTTTTGGATGACGATCTTCACGATAATGACTCTATTGCAATTCCTCAACTCCACATGAAATACATGGAGTTTCATAATCAGTTCTCTCTAATGAAGAAAGAACGTGAGTTAGAAATGAAGAGATTGTTGAAAGAAAAATGGTTGTACTATAAAGGTAAAGCACCTGCAGCAGTATACAAAGAGATGCCGTTTGATCTCAAATTAACTGCTAAAGATGAATTGCAGATGTTTATCGAAGCAGATCAAGACGTTCAAAAGATTCAGTTCAAAATCGACTACATAGAACAGGTGCTCTTCTTTTTGGATGGCGTGTTGCGGATGATTAATAACCGCACTTATCATATCAAGAATGCCATTGAATGGAAGAGATTTCAATCTGGAATGTAACTGATGGATCTCGTTATTAGAAAGAAGAATGAAGTATATCTCAAGGTCGAAGCAGAACCAGGACTAAATTACGAACTAGCAGACTTCTTTTGTTTTGAAGTGGAGTCTGCTAAGTACATGCAAAAGAATCGTCGTTGGAAAGGTTGGGACGGCAAGATTCGTTTATATTCGCCAGCAACAGGAGAGATCTATGTAGGTCTTTTAGAGTATCTCCTAGACTGGGCAGATAAAAAAGGATATCGATACAGAATGGAAGACTGCAAGTTCTTCGGTCATCCTTTAGATCAGAATGATTTTATTACTCCTCAGTCGGTAGTTGGATTTGTAAAGTCCTTGGGACTTCCTCCTGAGTTAAAGGTGCGCGATTATCAATATAAAGCAATATACGAAGCACTGAAATACAACCGCAGACTATTACTATCGCCAACAGCATCAGGCAAGTCTTTAATGATCTATGCATTGGTTAGATTCCATGCGAATGTTGACAGGAACATCCTCATAGTAGTCCCCACTACGTCTCTCGTCGAGCAGATGTATAAGGACTTTACAGAATATGGATGGATGTGTGCCGAAAACTGCCACAAAATATATGCGGGGGCAGAAAAATATACGAAACATCAGGTGGTAATTACCACTTGGCAATCTATCTACAAGGAACCGCGTAAGTGGTTTGACAGGTTCGATGTCGTGATTGGTGACGAGGCGCACCTTTTCAAGGCTAAATCTCTGACTTCTCTGATGGGTAAGTTGCATGAGTGTAAGTACAGGATTGGTTTTACAGGAACGCTTGATGGTGCAAATGTAAATCAGTTAGTTCTGGAAGGTGTATTTGGCAGGTGTTCTCAGGTTACCAGAACTGCTTCTCTAATGCAAGCAGGTCATGTCGCTAAACTCAAAGTAAAGATTGTGTTGATGAAGCACGAAGAGAAACTCTTTGAGGGTTATCAAGACGAGATTGCATATTTAGTAGAACATGAAGGTAGAAATAAATTTATTCGCAATCTTGCATGTGACCTAGAAGGAAATACACTAGTTCTTTTCAACTATGTAGAGCGTCATGGAGTGCCTCTTTATGAGATGATAAATAGTCACACAGAGAGACCCGTGTATTTTGTGCATGGGGGTGTTGATGTAGATGATCGCGAAGATATTCGTGTATTAACAGAGCAATCTGATAATGCCATCATTGTTGCTTCTTATGGCACTTTCTCAACAGGCATCAACATCAAAAGATTACACAACGTTATTTTCGCTAGTCCTTCTAAGTCCCGAGTGAGGAACCTACAATCTATAGGTAGAGTTCTGAGGAAAGGAGAAAATAAATCACAAGCAACATTGTATGACATTGCGGACGACATTTCTACTGATAGAGGTAACAACTATACCCTCAATCATTTGATGGAAAGAGTCAAAGTTTATAACGAAGAAAAATTTCAATATGAGATCATAGATGTAAAAGTAAAAGCTTATGATTAATTACGCAAAACACGACGAAGAATTCTACGGAATTTTCAAACTAGTAAGTGGGGAAGAAATCCTGGGCAAAGCAGTCATCACAGATGATAATGAAGAGACATTAGTCTTTATTCAAGATCCTGTCTCTGTACAAATGATTACAAAAGAATCCCCTGATGAAGATAAAGTCGTCAGGGGAATGGGATTCTCGCACTGGCA